ATACAGATATTTATCGGTTTTATTATGTGCTAATTTAATTAGCCAATTAGACCATTTGCTTGGTCAAATTTAAATTGAAGAGATTCTTGTATGTTATAAGGAAGATAAGTCAGTGTACATTCTATTTGTAAGCCGCTTTCGTAGGTTGTAACAATTACACTGTTGGCATTAACACGAGGATCGTAGTTGATAATCTGTTCAACATTTTTTACAATAAGTTGTTTTAGATCTTCCGTCAACGGTTCAAATAATACATCCCATATGATAGTGCCGAATGTTGGATTTTCCAAGCGTTCGCCTTGACGAATATGAAAATGATTGATAATATCTTGTTTGATTAAGGCTAGATCATAAAGGCTATAGCTCTTGCTGTCGCCGCTGACACTGCTAAAACCCTTGTAAGTTTTAGATCCAGGCACGTTTGCGCGAGCAGCAGGGCCTTTTAATACTACCTTATTAAATAATTTTTGATTGGCTGTCATAGTAGTATTTACTCCTCGTTCTCAGGAGGCATTTCCTTGGAGAAAGTGTCAGTAATGGTAGAATATTTTTTCCAATACTCAGGAACAGCAATGTCGCTGCCTGCTTCCCTATCAGTCAAGTCAGGTTTAAAACTAGCAGGATCTAAGTTTTCATGATGTGGCCACGGCTCGTGGCTTGGAATACGTAACATGATGCTGTCTATAGTGCTTTCAGTTTCGTCTGGATTAGCAAATGTCGTTAATGGCTCTGGAGCTGTGGCAGACCCTGCGCTGGCTGCAGCTGGGCCGTTTAAATTAATATTGCCGCCTGAAATTGTGGTGTTGGCAGCGTCAATCTCCATGTTTCCGCCGGATGTTAATTTGTTTGCGCCGCTGGTATTAAGATCAAATCCACCGCCCACAGTGATATTAGTTTGATCCGTAATGGTTTCATCATGTGTGCCGCCAACTTGTATAAAATTGTTGGAATCAACAATTAGAATTTTGTCTGTGCCAATTTCTGTTTGATGACGTTCGCCTACTTTTAAGTTAAAATTTCTACCAACTTCAATATTAAAATCTCTATCAGCGTAAAAATTAAAATCTTGTTTAGTGCGTATGCTTATACTGTCTTCGGCAAAAATATCAATTTTGCCATCGCTAGACATTTCTATCCAGGTTGTGCCACGGGCATTACCTATGTAAATTAAGTCTTCGCTGTTGTGCATCAAGATTTGATGGCCGGTTCTAGTTCTAAATCGTATTAATTCATTGTGTGGAATTTCCGGAAGCCCATCATCTTCGTCTTGTTCAACGGCAGCATAGTCAGGAGGCCCTTCACTGGCTGTGGTGCGACGAAGAAATTTATCATCTCCGTCATCCATGACCACACTGCTGCCGCCTAGTCTACTGATAAATCCGGCAGCAATTTTGTGCTCGTCTTTACCAAACTTACCCTTAGGAGCGCCGCTTCGTTTATCAATTGGTCCAGGCGTGCTGATGCCAAATACCATGCTAGGTATCTCTCTTCTGGCACTGCTAGTGGTAATACCTCTAGAGTCATCTTCTATTAGGCCTTGTTCGTCTAAAACGTCCTGCAGTGGACTGGCAGGTTTAAGAATTTTAGTAGGATCTGTGGCTGCTTCTCTTGCTTTTTTGTTATATTCAGCAACGGGCACACGTTCATATGTACCGTCTATATTATATTTTGTGGCAGCATGTCCAGGAACTTGAAAATTCATGTTTTCATCAGGTACACATCCTATCCAATAACCTTTACGTGGATCACCATCAATGAAAATAACCATGACAATGGTACCAACATCGGGAGGAATAAACCACATGCCGTAACTTTTTTGCGTGGCATTATAGTCATCTTCTTCTGTAATAAACTCTACGTTGGTTTGACCGCCAAACGGTGTTAGATATTTTACTTGGTGTAGTTGACCTTCTTTGGCTTCGTCGTTGCCTACTTCTCTTAATAGCTGTACCTGTAGCGTACCCATGTAGGTAGGATCCAGGTGACTGATAACTTTTGCTAAGAAAGGGCCAGGTTTTTGTTCAGCACTGCCTGTGGGTTGTCGTGTGTCTTCTGCCATTTATTATCCTGCGAAATCGCCTAGGGCCGCGTTGTTGGCTGCTATTTCATCGTCTGTCAGTGGAGCTGTTTGCGGTCCTTCTGCAGCCCATGCTTCTATTCTTGACTGAGTAGCTTCATCATCTTCTGCGGCATATTCATTTTCTGTAGGCGTCGAAGCTGTCTGTGGAGGCTTAGTGCTCTTAACTTCTTGGCCTGGTAATCTACTTAGTTTTAAAGTTTGTGTAAATTTACCTCTTCTAAAATTAGACGTAACAAGTGTAACAAGGTAAAGTCCACTAAATTGTGGAACTCCGGCGGTTGTACTAAAATCATACACACCATCTTCTAGGTTAATATCAATTGGTGTTCTAAAATTAACAGTAATTAATACTCTGCCGCTCTGATAATTCATTGCTCCGTCGGCATTGATAAATTTATTATCTGTGGCCACTGCGCTATAGTTGCCCATGCCACTGTCTCCTAGGAAATAAGGATCTCCTAAGATTGTTAAATTCAAATTGATCATGCTGGTATTGCTGGTAATACTGTCGTGGAATTGTCTAGCGGCAATACTGGCATTATCGTCAAGGCCACCGCCGCCTTTGCCGCCAGTCATGGTCATAATTCCGTCTTTTAATACAGTGGTGGGAATTTGGCCTTCTTTAGGTTTTTCACCGTCTGGCGTTTTATTATCCGGGTCGCCTTCTACTCCAGAGCCAGCATTTGCTTTTTGCTCTTTATCTCCGCTATTCTTGCCGGCGTCGGCGCTCATCTGTGTAAAAAAGCTAGCATTAAATTCTATATCAAAATCCATTACATCTAAATTTTTGCCTGTATAGATATAATTGTATTCTTTAATAACTTGTTCTTTGGCTTTTTCTGTTCCAGGATTTGGAGTGTTAGGCGGTAAAAATGCGCTGGCGCTAGCGGCATAAGGCACAATTCTATAAACAATTAATTTAGGCTTGACACCTGTTTTCTTAATGTTTTCATCTGAAGGAATATAGTACAAATGAGTTTCAACTCTCCACCACTGTACTGTGCCTTCCGGAGTTATCTGACTTAGAGCAGTTCTTCCGTATTCGCTCATCAAGATCACTTGATTGATAGCGTTAACAACATCACTGCCTTGAGTAAATTTAAATTCACTAGATTCAGGATTGATAGAAATGGCACCACGCTTATAGGTTCCAGATTTTTCATCGTAAGCAATATTATCTTTAGCAAACGGAGTAGCACCTTTATTATACAAGTTGAATCCCATTGTGCTTTTGCCAACATCATTCATTTCAGATTCATCTTGTACTTGTGTTTTGTTAATACTGCTGGTAGTGACTCCTAATTTTTTAAACAAGTTCATGTCCCCGCCAGATGAACTGTTAGGGTTTATAGTTGCGCCGGCACTACTAGTAGAATCGTTACTGGGAGGATTGGCATCACCTGTTTTTAAATCTTTAGGAAAACTAATTAATATCTGATCAGCAACAACAACATCTTTACGTTTGACTGCTTCATTTAAACGAGTATTCAAAACTGCCTGTAAACTTTTCTCTCCGGTTTGCAGCATTTCTCCCACATTTTTTCCTGCTATCGACACATCTGTTTTTAATTCAGAATATACTTTACTATAGGCTTTTTCGTTAACTGGATAGGCAGAAATGTCATACTCAGCACCTTTGCCTGTGGCTCTCATGGAAAATTTATAAAGTTTAATAGGAAAATATTTTGTTGTTTTATCTATTTGTACATTTTGTAAATCAGCATCAATATGGCCTTTGAATTCCATACTTAGTAACAGAGGCATTTCTAGATAATTCACGTGGCCTACATTTTTTGCGGCAATTTGTAATGTTTGAAAAAACATGCCCATACTGTAAGGTTCGATCAATTTAAATTTAAGGCCCGTGGCATTGGTATTACCAGTACTTTGATCAAAACCTACCGAACTATTGATCTGTACATCTTCAATATAAAAATCAAAACTGCCGTCGGGGTTTGATTTCGTTTTGTTTGCGGTAGGTACTCTGTCTGAAGGATTGCCGTTGCCGCTTTTTAAAATAATGGGACCTAACATACCTTTACGATAAGTTTCATTGGGGAAATTTAAACTGGCGTCATCTAACACACTTAATGTAAAAATATAATTGTAGCTGGCATATTGATGAAGTATGTTGGGGAACGGCGGTTTAGCTTCAAGTGCCACTTGCGTTACTGCCTTGGCAGCGTTTTCAGCAAGATTGCCCAACTTGTTTATATTACTTTTGGCTTGCTGTATTGCGTTTTCTAATTCGGCAACTCCTGGCAGACTAGATGTGATGCTACTTATGTTAACGCTCAATCCCGATTTGATAGCATTTGTGGCGCTAGTAATACTATTACCAGCCGCTGAAAGACCTTTGGCAATACCTGTATCTGATAAAACTTTATTGACTGTTTTAGAAGCAGTAGTGGCGGCACCGGCAAGATCAAAAGATGGCATATTAGACTCCTAGCACTTTCGAAAGTCCTGAGCGTTTAGGGATATAGATTTCCACTCCTGGAATAAAATCATATATTGGATCTTGGAGTACGTCAAGATTGCGTTGTATGAATACCCACCACAGTTTAGATGTACCGTATAAGTCATATGCTAACAAATCAGGCCTATGAGAATACTGGGGCTCAATGGTATAAAGAAAATCATCAGGCTCCGAGCTAACTGGTCTAATAGACAAGATTCCAAGATAATTTTGAATCACTGAAGTGTTAAACCAAGGACTTGAACTTGTGTAAGTGGCGGCCATTAGACATAACCTCCGTTAACAT